ATCTGGTTTTCAGAGAGTTGGTAATTGCACACCATCCACTCCTCTTGCCGGCGGCGGGCGGTCTTGGCGGCGCTGATAGCCCTCTCGACCCTGTGGATCTGCCACCCATTTCGGCCAGCCTCCCGCTCGATTTCCTCGTGAGGGAACATCGTCAGCATAAACTTGCCCGTCACAGTACCGAGCAGCTGCAGCAGGTCACGAAGGCCCTGTTCGCTGAAGGTTCCGGAGTACGGGCCACAGTTGGAGTTTATATATGGCGGGTCCACAAAGTGGAAGGCCTCAGGCCTGTCATAAGTACGGATCACGGTCAGGGCATCGCGGTTCTCGATGGTGACATGCTCCAGCCTGCGGCACAACTCCTCAGTGAAACTATCTTTGGCGTTGCGCAGTTTCTTGGCCATCCCGCCGTGGAAGTCATACCCGAAAGAACCGTCGAGCTTAGATGCGAAAGATGACTTGCTGAGCATCCAGACGGCCCAGGCCCGCTGTACCGGAGTATAGAACTGCGGGAAGGCATTTATATGTGCTGCCTCCGCATGCTGGTCCCGGCAGTGTAGCGTCCGATCGATCTCCGCCTTGAGATCCGGGTAATACATCTGGCAGCACCAGTAGAAGTTCACCAGCTCCATATTGACGTCGTTGATGATTTCCGACTCAACCGGCGGCTTTGCGAAGAGGACGGCCGCCCCACCGCAGAAAGCTTCGGTATAAACCCGATGGGGCGGTATGAGAGGCAAGATATGCTTGAGCATCGTCTGCTTCCCTCCGTAGTAAGTTATGGGTGTTCTCATTGAAAATGCTGATTATTTATTAAATTTGTGGCCTCTAACCTCATACAATAATGCGACACAACCAGCTTCGGGCTTAGCCCTCGGCTTTGCGGTTGTGTCGCATTTTGTAAGTATGAGGTTAGAGGCTTACTTACAGGCCGGGGGCTTTTTTATGCCCGCCCCCGAAGGGCAATTAATAGCTTTTGGGGCTCTTTCCTACCAGGGATAGAAATGTATATACAGGCCGGCAAAAAACGCGTAGAAGGCCACCATTTCAGCCCAGAAGAGCCAACTTCGTTTGAGCGTCTTGGAGGCAATCGCTATTGCGAGGAACAGGAGAGCGAACCACGGAACAACGAGTAGCTTCCCCGTCTTTACCAGAATAGCTACAGCCACGATTGCAGCCGTAGCAGATCCGCCATAGTGCAACACCCTTTCGAGAGTCTTTCGGTCCTTGAATTTTGGCGCAGCCCCAACGAGCAGCAAAGCGAAGCCGGCCAATACCCCGAGGCCACCGGACACCTCGCACATCGGGAAGATGCAGGTAAATACCACAAGCAGGAGCGTGACGTAAAACACCATTCCACGGCCCTTTGAACGTTCTTCAAAGAGGTAGTAGGAGTCTGACAGGCTCGGGAGAACACCACCTATCCGGGTGGCCACAACGGCATACACCGTAAAGATGACCGCCGAAATGACGGTCAGGATGAAGTAAACCATATCCGGGCCTCCTATCTGGTGATGCCGATGGCAGTGAGTTCCTGTTTTGCCCAGACGATGGTATCGTCGTGCTCCTGAACTTCCTCGAGGTCCTCGCCCATCCTGGACTTGCGGGCCAGTGCGGCATTGAAGCTTGCGAGGTGCTCGACAGATTCAAGGCCATAGGCGATACGCTCGATGGCGTTGATTGCCTTGGCCCGGGTGACAGGTTTCTCTACTTCCACAGCCACGGCACGGGTAATCGTGCATTCCTGGCCGTCTTCGCCGGTCACCGTCTCGTTCTCGTGCCCGAGATAGAGCACGACAGTCTTTTCCGCCTCTGCCGCTACGCAGAGGCCGTTCTTGAAAACGAGGTTAGCCCCAGAGACCGGGACTACCTCCTTGCTGAGTTGCTTGATCATCGATGAATTGCAGTTGATTGGTTGAATCTTTGAAGATGTAACCGCACTGATTCTGGATCACTGCATTTTCGATCGGGATGATTGCCTCCTTACCTCCCATCATCTTCTCGGCCTGTGCCAGGAAATCGACGATGTACTGGTAACTGCCATGGATCTCACGCGCCATGACCCGCCCGTCTTCCGAGGGGATGCCAACCAGCATCTTGATCCAGTTGGGCTTCCCTTCGCCGTCGCAGCGAAGCTCATAATCGACAATGGTGATCTCCTTGTCAAGGACATCCTTGATCGCAATGTTGGGTGCATCCAGATTGCGTGTCAGTTTGATTTTGTTGGTAAGTTGGCTTAGTTTCATTTCTCTCTCAATTTTTTGCATTTCTGCATAACAATCCGCGTGCTGGAGGATACCGAAATAGCTTCCCCAGTTGCGCGGCGTGGACTTCCGTGCGTTGGCCAGCGTGGATTTGCGTACGCCAACATATCCCCGGCTATGGCCACCGCCCCCACGGTGGAAGACATAGCCGCAGAAGTCCAGCGGCTCGTCGAGTGACATAATCCGGGTGTCCTGCCTTTTGGCGCGGATCCCCAGCTCATACCACCAAAAATTCTTCACCCGCCACTTCGCCTGTTGCGCGTCTTCCTTGGTGTGGAAGAACATAATGCAATTGTCGGCGTAGCGGAGTCCTTCCGGGGCGAGCTCCCGGGCAAAGATATCGAAGGTCAGCATCGCAACGTGATGGGCCAATGGGCTTGTAGGGGTCCCCACCGGCAGCTGATTATTCACAAACGTTACATCAGTGAAAAAATCCACGAATTTACGGTCATCCACAATCTTCCGCAGCATCCTCCGGAACACGGCCGGACGGAAATGCATATAGCATTGCCGTTGGTCGATGACCAGGGCATACTTGAGATCCGGCCTCCCGAAATAGACTGACTTCATCCGGTGGATGACTGACAATCTACGTTCTTTCGCCGTGATGCCGGCCTTTGGCTTACAATTCAATCCATTACCATTGTCCTTTGAATTGTAGATCGGCCAAAGCTGGTTGATGCCGAAATGCTCCAGGATCCGGGTATTTCGGCCCGGACTGTCGATGTGCCGTACCTTCCCGTTGTTGTTGACTTTCGTAAGCTGGCGATACTCCAGCTTCTCCGAATAAGTGCCATCGCGGTATAACCCGAATAGGTATTCCGCAAGGCCGGGCACGTCCGCAAGAGCCTCCTTGATCTCCGGCTTGGACAAATGACCGTCGGCGGCGCTAAGGATAGCTCCCTTGAAGTCGTCGACGGTCACCCTACCGGTTATGTTAGAGACTCTTTGCATAGTGTCCAAGTTGGGCAGTTACCGATGCCTCAGGCGTCACCGCCCTGCGTTCGCACCGCACCCTCCTCAAGCGAGGGCATTGTCCTTTATATTTTTCGGCACTCCGGGCCAGGGGCGGACGGCGGTATAGTAGCTTTCAGTTGCCCGACTGTGGCAGAACCGCAATAGTTCTGGTTCGTATTGCCCGCGGAGTTGTTAGCGTTCAGATTGCGCGGGGCGCATTTGCTGTTGTTGCTGTTGCCGCGAAGACGCAAACCCACTGTCGTCCGTCCCTTCTTTCAACCTCCCTTCCGGGCTTCAGCGGTCTCGGTCCTTGTGCCGGACTTGTCCCGGGACGGGAGGATTTCGATGTCAAAAATACAAAAAATTTTTCCAAGGAAGAGGCCTTGCAGGCCCCTTCCTTACGACTGCGTCGTTGTTGCACTCTCCGGAAGGGCAACTTGGGCAGAACCGCAAAAGTACTGGTACGTAATGCCCGCGGAGTAGTAAGCGTACAGATAGCGCGGGGCGCAGGAGCTGCTGTTGCTGAGGCCGCGAAGACGCAAACCCACCCGCGCTTTGCCGCCGACCGTACTCGACCAGTATTTACCCAACCAGTTATAGTGGCACATGCCTTGGCCGATGCCGCCACCCATTTGCGTAGGAAGCGGGGCCATTTCCATATCCTTCAACGCATAGTTGTTAGATACGGTAACGATATGGCCGAGATGCGTGTATTCCTCCTCGCAATCAAAGTCGGACCCATTACTGTGTTCGACGCCGGTTTCTTCGAGCCATTTGGCCTGATCGGGCTCAGACCAGGCGTCGATGCGATGGCCCATACTACCGTTTGACGTGTCTTGGCCACAGGTCCCGATGAGTTCCATACCGCCGCCCCAGTACATAAACACGTCGCCGCTGATGTTCGCGCCTTCGAAGAGGGACATACGCAGGCACACTTCGACCTCGAAGGTCGCTGCGTTGCCCTCGGCGTCGAATGCCTCCACCTGTTGCTTGCGGATCGAGCGGATTACGGCGTTCATCCGGCCTTCTGCAAGGCCCTCAGCGCCGGTGACGCCTCCCCAGGTATAGGTATTGCCGTAGAACTCAAAAGTCTCGCCCTCCTGGATGCCCATCTCCACCGCGAAGGATGCGGCCATCTGGCTCTCCATAACGGCCTCCTTGGGGTAGTAGTTGTTCAGCGCGTGGCTCCAGTCGCTCCACTGGGTGCCGCCGGCGTTCTGGCGGATGATCGACGGCTTTCCACCGATGGTCTGATAGGTCCATTCCGCGGACCCAACCTTACGGCAACGGACGCCACCATTACTTATCCAGGTCGACTCGTTCGAGCAGCTGTCATTCGAACTGATGCCAGATCCGAAGCGGGATGCGGCATGCAGGTAGCGGTTGCCGTACTTGATCTCGAGCCAGGCGAGGAAGGTGTTGATGGTATGGAAGCCACCCTCGGCGAAAGGAACCGGTCCCTCGTTGTTCGGGTTGTCGTTGCGGGCGTACTGCATATTCGTGACTTGAGAGATGACTGCGGCTGCTGGCATCATGCGGCCCTTGTGCCAGAACATCGTGATGTTGTTGTTGGCACCCTTGGCACCGTCGCAATACGCGGACGAAGGGCCGTCATATAGGCAGAACATCGTCCGGAGATGGGTCTTGCTATTAGCATCAACGACCGCACCGACAGGGCACGGCGAGAAGGCCGTAGGCTTGAGTTCCACCGATTCGCGGCCGTCCCACGACTTGCGGACCGTCGAGAGGAAGTTCCAGACGCGGCCGCTGGTTCCCTTGACGTTCTGGAGCATATAAAGCGGGTGCTCGCAGCCCAGCATCAGGGAGTAGTCGCCGTCCTTGGTCTCCCAAGGCATCAAATAGTGAGACACCTCCGCGCCATCAGCCGCATCTTTGTGGAGGGCCGGGCAGAAGAGGCGCTTGACGCCGTCGTTGCCCTCCACGACCGAGCAGGTCGCAAAGTAAGCAACAGGGTCGAAGGCACCCTGGGCGCAGTAAAGCTCGCCACCATGGTACAGGGCATGGCCCATACACTCATCGTACATCGCCTGGGTGATGCGGACCGTTGGCGCGAACGAGCCGTCATCGTAGCGGAGGTAGTTGTTGAGCTTCAGCCGGCCCAGCGGGTGGGTCACGGTCTCCTGGTTGCGGGAGTGGTCAATGACGAACATGTGGTAGTTGATCAGACCCGCGTCGCCGGCCGTTTTCACGGCGGCGGGGGAAGTCTGGCCGTCGGCCCACGCCGCGGCCATGTGGTCGTGGCTGCCCAGCAGCAGCTCATCGACATCGTCCTGGAGAGACCCAATAGCTGCGGTGTTCGTTGCTACCTGCTGTGCCACCTGCACGGCATCACCGACTTGCGCAGCGGCAGCGGCAGCGGCTTCAGCGGCCGCTGTGATGGCCGCCGCATCCTGGACCACCTGCCGTGCCGCAGCTGCGGCATCAGTCGCCGATTTCGTAGCGGCATACCCGTTGAACCAGATCTTCCATCCGGCGTTTGCTACCAACTCTCCGTTCTCAATCTTTCCAGGGGCGTTCTGGTTTCCTTCCACCGTGGAGAGGAAGACCGAGTTGAGATAAGTGAACTGATTGTTCTTGTGTACAATGGCACCCGGGACCCATTCGGTGCGGGGCGCGGTCGTGTACCCGAAGGATTTTCTTGCTGACTGTGTCATATTCATTAAACGTTAAAATATCCGATGATTTCACCTGTTTCCGGGTCGATTTCCCCATGGTCGAAGTTGGTATTGTCTGCCCCGGTTATACCGTAGATTTCGCCCGTATCCGAGTCGAATCCCATAGCGAAAGTGTTGTTTGCGATTTCCTCCCGGGCGTCTGCCATAAAGCCCTGCAGGACGGTGTTCGCCTGCTGCGCTGTTGCGAGGGCGGCAGCCGCCTCTGCCGCTGCTTGAGACATAGTTGCCTGCCGCTGCGTCTCTGCCGCCTGTCGGGCAGATTCAGATGTCTGGCGGGCGGTCTCGGCAGTCTGCCGGGATCCTTCGTTTGTCGCACGGGTCTGCTCAGCAGAGGCACGCGATGTTTCAGCAGCATCGCGGGCCGTCTCAGCTGCCACGCGATCGGTCTCGTGGGACTGACGCGTGGACTCCTGCGTCTGGCGCGTCCCCTCAGCAGTCTGGCGGGCGGTCTCGGCACCTTGCCTTTCTGTCTCCTTGGTTTGGCGCGTTTGCTCATTGGTCTGGCGCGTCCCCTCGGCGGTCTGCCGGGCGGTCTCGGCGGTCTGCCGCGACTCCTCGTTACCAACGCGGGTTGTTTCTGCCCCTTGGCGGGCGGTCTCGGCAGCTGCGCGAGATTCCTCATTCGTTCCGCGAGTGCGCTCTGCTGCCGCCCGCGATTCTTCAGCAGCGGCGCGGGCTGTCTCAGCTGCTACGCGATCGGACTCGTGGGACTGACGCGTGGACTCCTGCGACTGGCGGGTGCCCTCAGCCGTCTCGCGACCGGACTCTGCCGACTGCCGGGCCGTCTCGTTAGTGCGGCGCGTCTGCTCGTTGCTTTGCCGCGTCCCCTCCTGAGTCTGGCGAGTGGTCTCGGCGGTCTGCCGCGATTCCTCATTACCCACGCGTGTCGTCTCAGCACCCTGGCGGGCGGTCTCGGCGGTTGCGCGGGATTCCTCGGCGGTTCCTCTGGCCTGCTCGGCGGAGGAACGCTGCTCTTCCGCAGCGGCGCGGGCGGTCTCGGCGCGCTCGCGGTCCGTCTCGTGCGTCTGGCGGGTGGTCTCGTGGGACCGGCGGGCGGTCTCGGCCGCCTCGCGCAGTTCCTCGGCGAGGGCTCGTGCAGCCTCGGCCGTCTGGCGGTTCTGCTCAACGCCCTGGCGCTCCGTCTCCTGCGTCTGCCGCGTTTCCTCGTTCTGCTCGCGGAGAGCTTCGGCGTTCTCGAGGGCGGCTTCATACTCGCGGATCTCAGCCATCGCGTCTTCGGCGGGACGGCGCATATAGGCGATGAAGTCGGCATATCCTCCGGAGTGGCCGGCGGCACGCCATATCTCGTACGCCGATAGACCACTCGCAATCAGCGACAGGTCTGCCTGCAATACGACGGGGCCGACGCCCACCGAAGAGTTGCTTTCCGAATACTCCTGTACGGAGTGGGCCACGATTTCAATGCTCTTGAACCAGTCGGCCTCACCCAGGTTCTCGTCGCCAGCGTCAACTGCCAGGACGGGGGTGTAGAGGCCTGCACCGCCAAGGCGGTACTGGATGGCCGACGTGAAGTTGAACTTCACGATGTTTCCTTCCACCACGCACGGCACGCTCTCTCGTTTCCCCTTGGTCTCGTTGATCAGGATCACGTTCACTGTGTGGTCCTCGAGCTTACCGGGGAGGGCGATGGTGCGGATGTATAGCTCGACCGGGAAAGTGTTCCCGATGCGGCGTCCAAAGCAAGCGTCCCTTCTCATTGCTCAAGCAGTTTAAGGATGGCACGCTTGACCGAAGCGAAATACGGCGCGGAACGCACGCACTCGCAGATCGGCTCGATGTACTGGTCCGGCACTTCGACCGGCCCCTTGGAGTTGTAGATCTTCGCCGCCAATTCCTCAAACCCAATGTCGAGGATCACGGGACCGGTGAATTTCATCCGGTTAGCCAGAGTCTTGGCGACGGCGACATCCTGTGTCTTTCCGGCCGCTTCATCCTCGAAGCTGCCGAACACCTTGATTTTGGTAAAGTCAATCTTTTTCATGCATGTAAGATTTGGGTTATGATTATATTTCTTCGTTCACTACCTCTTCGGGGACCGTGTATTGGAACGGCATCTGCGAACCGGAAGTGGACATCGCGCAAACGTAATATACCTTGCTCGAGTCATAGGTTATGCCCGTAAACTTGCCCGTCTTGACGGTGACTGTACCGTTGCCCGGCACGGACACGCTATCGGAGGTGAAGTAAGCGGGGGAACTGCCGGAAGGCTGGTTGCCTGATGCCGGGCTTCCTGAAGGTGTGGTCTCGCGTAGCGTGATGGTGAGCGGGTTGAGTGTCTGGGCGCCACTGCGGTTGCTTTGTACAGCAATCTCGAAGGAGATTTCAGTGAAGGCCTCATTCCATTCACAAACATTCCAGATAAGTATCAGCGGCTTCGGGAGGACGGATATCGTAAACGTCTTGTAGGTGTTGGGCACGGCATAATAAAGCCCGTTGACGAGGATGGCCGCGCAGCACTCGTACGTTCCCTCGGTACCCAGGCCTTCAACTGTGAAGACCTCAGGCAAAGGGAAAGATGCGGACGAAACGTTGGACCCGTTGGCTACTGAGGTTGATCCACCGGACGGACGCCAGAGGCACACCCATTTCCCGCCCGAGAAGGTGGGCATTTGAGAAACGATGACCTCGGCGTTGGAATCCTGCACTATTTCTACTTCAAAGGAACCGTTGGATTCCCCAGTGGTTATGGGATTCGGGGATACGGTTGCTGAATACGGTACCGGTGCCGAGTGGTTATAACCCCGGAAGTCCCCAAGTCGGCAGGGGTAGGATGACGTGCCCGGCGGCTTCTCGTGCGGCCAGAGCTCCGAAGATCCGGCGGCGAGGTTGAGCGCCTGAGCGGCAGTGCTTTTTCCCGTTAGAGACAGCCCGAAGTTGGCGGCCTTCAGAGCCGCGACCAGCTGGGCATAGGTATATTTGTCGGCCGATGACTTGAAAGGCTTCGTGCCTGACCATTTGTTCGTCTTGCCGCTTTTGCACAAGGCGATGACGGCGCTGTCGGAGGACCCGAGAGCGGTCTTAACCTGGTTGACTGTTACACTACTTGTTGATAACGCCATGGCTTAATTGTATGCTACTACGTCGCCCGACGCTTTGATGGTGCCGGAGCATTTGATGATTCCCGTGGACGAGGGGGTAATTACTATGTTGCCGGAGCTGTCGAAAGACACAGTGGCCGTATAGGTCGTGTTCCCAATCTTCCGGACGATGGAGATGCTTCCCTGGTTGCTCGCGTCGCCGAACGTGGCGCTTCGCATGGCGAGCGTCGTGCCCGTAAGGCCGCCTGAGAGCGTGCCTCCGGAGAGTGGCAGCCAGGATCCTCCCGCGACATTGTCCCAGGCCGTAACCTTGGCGCTGGTGATGCCGTCCAGGACGGACTTGTTGGAGTGGCTATGCGCGGATGAATAAGCGTCATCCCAGTGCGACACCTTGGTACTGGTGATGCCGTCCAAGGTGGACTTGTTCGAGTGGCTATGGCTGGATGAATAAGCGTCATCCCAATGCGACACCTTGGTGCTGGTGATTCCGTCCAGGGTGGACTTGTTGGAGTGGCTATGCGCGGATGAATAAGCGTCATCCCAGTGCGACACCTTGGTACTGGAAATGTCATCCAAGACGGATTTGTTCGAATGGCTGTGGGCAGACGAATACGCAGAATCCCAGTTATCAAATTTCGTCTGGGTGATATTGTTAAGCACTGACAGGTTGGCGTGGCTATGCCCGGTCTCACCAGATGAGCCACCACCATTGTCCCAGATGGCCACCCGTTCTGACGTAATGGCATCAAGAATCGACTTATTGGAGTGGGAGTGAAGCTGTTCATTCACCCAGCTGCGAGTGGCCAGCCTGTTGTTGTTTGTGTCGTAGTTGGCATATCCGATGTTGTTCCACGCAGAGTTCCACCTGCTGACAAGGGTGGATGTTATGCCGTCTAAGACACTCTTGTTATCGTGGGTATGGCTATTAGTAGCCGCCCCATCCCACGCCGTCACCTTTTCGGCAGTGATGCCGTCCAGTACCGTCTTGTTCAAATGACTATGGTCGCTACCTGTTCCACCTGATCCTCCGCCATTCGCCTCGAGAATGGCCACGCGGGAATTGAGATCCCATCCCAGGGCGGCCGAAAGGATCCACCCGGCCTTCGTGGCGTCATAAGCCGGCCATGCATTGCTGACAGGGTCGAGGCGGTCGTAGGCCGTCGGGCTGCTGCCGCCGGCAGCGGACCCGTAAGCCACTATATCCCCGGAAGCGAACACCCCGCCGACCACTGTCACGGGGTGCAATGCCCGGATGCCGGTCACAGCCAGGGGGTCGCCGGTCTTGATGGCCTCAAAAAGGGCCGAGACGGCGTCCCAGGAATCGACCTTCCCTTGCGTGAGGGCATCCAGCAACGTTTTGTTAGAATGAGTATGGTCATTGACGCCGGCGGCTACAGTACCAGGCTCCCACCTCTGCGTAGTTGCATTATATACGAGGGCCTGGCCAGCGGTAGGGTTGGCGGCGGACACATCCGACAAGTCATTGAGTGACATTGTCCCGTTCTCGACGGCAGAGAGCCGTTCATTGAGGTCCCACCCAAGGGCGGCGGAGAGAATCCATCCGGCCTTCGCGTTATCCTTGGCCGGCCACACGCCATTGACGGGATCCAGCCGGTCGTAGGCTGTCGGGCTGCTGCCACCGGCCGCGGATCCGTATGCCACGATATCGCCGGAGGCAACGATGCCGCCGTTTACGTTGACGGGGAAGTTGGCCTGTATGCCAATGACGGAATTGTTCTCCAGGACGGGCGTGAACAAGCTCATCTGCTGCGTCGTTGGGAGCACATATCCTTCCGCGAAAGATACTGCGATGGCGCCGTCGGCGGTCAACGGGGTATTGGCGACCGAAAAGCCTGTCGGCATAATCAAGCCGATGCTCGAGATTGTACCGGCCGTCACGTTGCCTGGCTTCCACTTCCGCGTCGTGGAATCAAATACGAGAGCCTGGCCGTTGGCCGGGGATCCAAGAGATACATCCTGCAAATCAGAAAGGCTGAGCGTATTCCCCTCGAGAGCCGCGACACGCGCGTTCAGGTTCCATCCCAGGGCGGCCGAAAGGATCCATCCATTCTTGGTGGAATCATAGGCCGGCCAGGTATGGTCTTCCAGAGTATTCCCGAACTGGGCGGGATCCAAGCGCTCATAGGCCGCAGGACTGGATCCGGGGGCCGTGGTGCCATAGGCCACAACGTCACCCTCGGACACCAGCCCGCCATAGATCTTAACGCCATAGACAGGGGCCTGCTGCGTTCCAAGGTTCACTCGCTCCTGCAGGCGCAGGATCTCGGCGATATTCTTGAGCACGTCTTCCGTGCCCTGGGATTCATCACCTGGAGTCTGTATGATGGTTAGGTCGTAGATGGGCTTGATGCCGATGACGTTACCGCCATCGTCCAATACCTCCACAAAAAGATCGCTCAAACCCCCGTCAATCAACGGTTGACCGGCGTTTACAGTGACGGCCTTCCCGGCGGCATACCACCCGCCAGCCTCACGCATACGCTTGCTGCGGGGGCGTGCCGTAACGGCGACCGTCGTGTTGTGGAAGGTTTTACTCATAATCGATATCCCTGTATTCGTCTTCGCTGAAAGCGGTCATCACCATATCGCTCGTGTCATTGCACATATCCTGGGTATCCGCCACGAGCAAGAATTTCCCGTCGATACGCGGGGAGTCGCCCAGCACGAATCCGGAGAGCAACCCAACAGTCCCGGAAAGCTTCAGCTTCCGGCTCGCGTACTGGCTGTAGATGGTCCCCAGAAGTAATTTCTCGAGGCGGTCACAGACCCCGCCACGAATAAACTTCTCGTGGAGCGTCAAGTTGGAGTACATCAATCCCCGTCCGGTCGCAGTCGGGATATCACGCGATAACGTTCCGAGAATGGTATCTACGGAGAACTCCTCCTGGGCTGCCGCATTGATATAAGCGATGTCTTCCTGATCATCGATGCTGATGTCCTGCCCGTTTTTCTTGACGAGCGTAATCTTCGCATCCTTGTAAGCCACCCACCGCACGATGTTATCAGAGTAGATACTGGTCACGATGTCGCGGTTGCGGATGTGGAAGCCTGAATAAATACTCATCTCCAGGTACCCTCCTGCGTTGGGGAGGCTGACATATTCGCCGGCCTCCATAGTGGCCCAAGATGACGGCAATTCGTCAGTGTAATACCCGATGCAGCGGCGGTTCTTAGCCCATCCGCCCACGCCGGTCTTTCCTTTGCGGTCGTCATGGTCATAGTAGGCCAGGAAGAAACACCCTGGCGTGCCGGCACCCTGCACCCACCGAGTCCCATACATCGAGGAATACTTCTGAGTCCCCAGGGCCAGCCCGGCATTCTCCAGATGGTACAGGCACGTACCGCCGGGGGCGTCGTAGAGCCGCACCATAACCGGTACCCATACGAATCCGCACTTCTCTGTCATCGTCTTGAAGTTCCGCTTCTCGTTGTATTCGCCCGCCTCCTCAAAGGGATTGTAGCGCACGTCAAAGAGAAGGTCAAGGTTGATGCGGAGCCTGTATTTCGACCACTCTCCACCAACCTGGCTCACACGGTTCAGGTACTGGAGCGGGAATGTCGCAATCCGCTGCCCGACGAAATGGTTTGTCTCCGTGCCGTTATTGAAGCAGCTGGTGGCCCGATGACCCCGCAGACTGCACGTCCCATCGGAAAGGGGGGCATTCCCATAACGATACCCCCAAAGGATGCCCGATGCATCATCACCGGAATAGGCGCTCTCGATGTCAAAGAACATTGCGCCGTTCTCGAGCGTGGCCCCTTCGGCCTCCACGGCAGTGTCGTGCCGGATGACGAATCCGTCGAGGACCTCATCCGTATGGTAGTCATAGGACGTCTTGACAGTGGTCCCGTTGCCGGTCTTGTCTGTAACCTTAACCTCCCCGTCCAGCACGGCGTCGCTGCCGTAGGGCGAGAAGGTGACGGTGGCATTGTTGAATACCTCGTCGTGGGAGATGGCGGCATCATCGCCCTTCCATTCCACGTCCGTGGCGTTCAGCGCGTGGGCGGCATTCAAGTCGTAAAGGTAGACGTTGCCGGCACGCTGGATGATGCGCAGCGCGAAGGGCTGCAGGATACCTTTGAGGACCTCGAAGCACGATGAGGCCTTGCCCTCTTCATCGTAGAAGTTGTCATTGTTCAAGATGAGGGATGAGAGGTCGAGAGGCTCCCCGGACGGCAAGGAATGGCACTGCAAGGTAGAGATATGCTGCACCAACTGCCCGTATGAGAACCCGGCAGCCGACAGGCAGGCCGCCAGGATGGCGGCATAACTCTCGCGGCCTGTGCGGGACCACTTGATGCGGTTCAAGGTTCCGAAGTCCGAGAATGTCAGCGTGACGTCGTAGTTTCGGGCCGATGTGTACGGTTCCTCGTAGGGTTCGCTATCCAAGGTTCCGGACCACCAAAGGGCGCCGTCGCGGTAAACATCAAGACGTACCTCGCCGGCAGCCACAATCTCAGCGAAATGCAGCAGCTGCCGGTCTGAATCCGACTTGATGATCAGCGTCGCCGTAGATCCCTGTACTGGAGATATCTTATCGGTTTCAGTCCACTTGATGACAAGCGGGCTGCCTCCGGAACCGATATCCAGCTCTTCAGGCTCGAAAGCAGAATTGGATTCCTGCAGGATTTCCGCCCTGACAACGAGCCCGTCGGTGGACAGGCTTTCGACGAAATATCGCAGGTACTTAGCCATTGTTCCGGAATCTTTGACGGTCCACCTTGCGGGCGAGGCCGACCAGGTCATAGCCCGATATCCTGAATTCGACTTCCCCGAAGCCGCCGGAATCGGACAGGTATTTCTTTATGTCTGAGGCCGGGGCAACAAACTCCGGGTTCGTGCGGGCATTGGCGTATTCACCGAAAAGGCCCAAAGTCGGCCCATAAACAAGACCACCTTCCGCGAATTTCGGCAGAGTGGCAATGGCAGCAGCAATGCTTGCCACGGCTGCTATGGCCAGAATCGGACCCACATACGGGACGCTGGCGACTGATGCTGCGCCCTCAGACCCGGCAACGGCGGTATTGGCGGCGAAGAGCGTCGCAAGCGCAGGAAGCGCTTGCCCGATGGACTTCAATACATTTGCGCCCCAGGTAAGCCAGGCTGCCGCGCCTTCATCCACAACCCCGCTCAGGCTGCTCATGGTATCAGCCAGGGCCCCGAAGACATCGACGGAAGTTTGAAGGGAGTCAGCCTTTTCCACGGGGATGTCATACAATTCTTCCAACGTCTTCAGCTGCTGCCGGAGAATCTTGAGCTGCGAAGGGTCGGCCCCGGGAATCTGGGCCTTGATCTCACGGTATTTCCTAACCGCAAGGTCATTCTGCGTGGGCTGATATCCCGGCCTGGCCGCTATTGTCGGCGCAGCAACCGCAGGCCCGGCGCTTATGGATGCCGGGGCGGAGATGGGGGAAATAGCCGGGATTGCAGCCTCACGCGAGCGCATCAGCTGCCCATATTCGCCGATGAGGGTCTTTATCGCCGCATCCTCCGCCCCATATTTGTTAATCAAAGACGTGATGCCGGACTGCATCGCCTTCAGCCGGACATCGACATCCGACACTGTTCCACCAAATGTTTGGTTGATTTGTACGGCGCGCTCCACGCTCTTCCGGTAATCGGCAACATCATCAGCAAGCGTCTTCGTATTTTTACTCGCATTGGTAGTGGTGGTGGTAACGGTTCCGATTTCCTGGGCGGCAGCCGCCATTTGCTGAGTGCAGGTGTCGAAGCTTCCCTGAAGACCCTTGATTTCAGTATTCAGGGAATCGACATCAGCCTTTAGCGCACGCCATTCTGCAGCATCAGCCTTATATGCAGAGGAACGATAGTAGGTGTTCCCGTAATTCTTCATCGGATCGGCAGCCTTGTCTGCCAGCTCCCGCATCCGGTTCTCTTTATCGATTTTCTCAAGCTCCTTGGCTGCCTTTTGGGAGGCGATGACTTTCGCCTGCGCCTCGTACCCGACCTGCTTGGCATACGCCGCACTCTTGGCCGTAAGGGTATCGTACCACTCCGCTGCCGTCTTGTGGCTTCCGAATATCTCGCCATAGCGGGCATTCAGGTCTGCGACAGCCTTGGACGCATCCTGTTTGCTCTTGATGAGAGACTCCAGCTTGATGGTTTCTTCAGCAAGCTGCAATCGCACGTCCATCGAGGCGTTGGCATAGGCTTCCTGCGCATCCTTGGCCGCATTGATACCTTCTGAAGCTTCCTTCCCTTTTTGCCCCAACCGTTGGAATAAGGTGATCAGCCCGGTAACTGCGAAAGACAGGCCCATAGTCAGTGTCGCATAAAGGGCCGTGACAGCAAGGTTCATAGCCGTTGTCCCCGCAGCAGCCGTATATCCCGCGCGGGCCAGAAGCTGCTGGGCAGCGGCATAAAGCTTCGAAGTCACGGTCGCTACAGCCTCGATTTCGGACACCCTTTTTACTGCTTGATATAACTGGGTGACCCCCGTTACTGCCTGCCCTACCTTGGCGAGAGTGGTAACGTAAGGCTGCGCAGATTGGACCAATCCGCCCATTTTCTCGCTAATATCCCCAAGGACATTGGACAGCTGCTGCTGGCGTCCGACATCCGTTTGGGCAAGGGCCTCATTCATCCCGCCCACGGATTCCCCGACTACCTGGCACAAGACGGCAGCCCTTTCGCTCTCATCCCCGAACTTAAGGATGTACTCCTGGGCTTCCGAAAACTCATATCCATAACGAGAAAGGGCCTTTGTTTGCCCGTTCATCACCTTGCCCAGCATCGTCGCAATCTGCGTAGCGCTTTCCGCACTGGCCCCCAAGCCAAGTTGCTGGGCAATCATATCGTTCATCGTCGGTATGATGGTCTTCAGGCTCGAGGACAGGCTGAGATATGTGGCGAGCTCTTGGGCAGCTGCCAATTGCACCTCGTCGCCGACAATGCCGAGTCTCTGCTGCTCCGAAGCAAGCTGCTTAATGCTTTCGATCTCATCATCAGAGGCAGCCATGGTGTTGCGCATTGCCGTGGCAAGCTTCGTCTCCGCTTCTACCTGTGCCGCGTAAGCTCCAGACAGACCGGACATCAGATCATTTAATTGGCCGATAGCATTGTTTACGCCCTCCAGGATCTGGCTGACGGCACCCATATTGACCAGTTCGCCATTCAGGGTCTTCGCGTTGCTGCGAACGGCGTCGAGGGCCTTGCCAAGCTCATCCGCGGAAAAAGTGACGGTCTTGAGCTCGTTGGATCCTTCTATCTGGATTTTGAATGATACGATGTTCGACATACCGTTTTTTTTCTTAACTTTGTATTGCTATGGGACAAAACCTTCTCGACCTGCTCAAATCATTCGGGGACCTCATCTCTTCGATGGGGCTTCTGGGAGGGTCGCTGTTCCTGCTGTGCCTTGTCTTCATCCTGGCGTTGGGCATCACTGCCTGCAAAGCTGATCTCAGCGGGAAAGGCCCTGATCATTGGTCCCATCATGGGGACGTTCATAATTGGAGCCCCCGGGGAGACTTTTGATCCTCTGCCACTTAGCCCACAATTTCTCCATCGTCTCCTTGCTGCTGGTGCCTTTTGGTACGGCATCACCATCGCCGTTATCTTTCTCCCAAGGGAACGGAAATAGCTCCGTAGGCTTGATCGGTGTATTACAGTACGGCTGCACCGCAATCGCCGCGACAAAACGCCCAACCACCCAATCGTGATGAAACATCATCTCCTGGTGGGAGAACCAGGAATCATAAACCGCCCGGAACTCGCCCGGGGTGCAACGCCGGAATGAATCCATACTCATTCCCATCGCCCCGAGCGCGATTCCGAGCAGATCTTCTATGCTTTGTTCCCGGATTTCCTCATCGTCCGGGGAAGCAATTGCTTTTTTTTTGCCGCCTCACTCTCCTGCTGTTCGGCAATCCCAAAATTCATGGCGTTGAGTTCGTCAATCGAGCACGCATCCGCAAATTGCTGGAATGAGAATGGGAATTCACGACCGGCAGCACGGGTAGCTGAACAAAGACAACAGTAGCAAAGGACCGTCAACCCTTCAACATCATCGGCGGCGATCTTGGAAGGATCTTTTCCGGTGAGGTGCTTGAAGTCGATGATGGCACCCATTGTGAGCTTAATCGGGTAAGCTTGCCCGTTGAATGTCACTTCCATCGCCTATTCGTTTGCGGACAGGAGGTCAATCTTGGTCGTGTCAACGTCCACCTCACCATCGTTGTCGAGGGTGACAGAATAGGTGGCGTCAGCGCCGGCGGGAGCTGTGTTCTCCAGGGTGGTGATAACGAAGTTGCCGGAGCAATACGGGGTCTCGTCGTGCTCTCGTTCGAAAAGAACGAGCTCCACGACTCCACCCTGCTTCCACACGGCAAGCAGATCCTTGAATCCGGTTTCCGCCTCGTTGTGGAACTGCAGGCCATCGCACTTCACCTGTACGGCGAGGCCCGTCACGCGCTTGCTTTTCCAAAGGCCCGACGAGCTGGCCGCCTGAGACTTGGGAGGCTTTACCTTCGTGTCGGTCGTTTCGGTAGTAAAGGTCGAGGTGTGCGTGGTGCAGTGACCGAAGGCTTTGCCGCCGAGGCCAACCAACAGGTTCGAGCCATTGACATATTTTCTCTGTTGTGCCATCTTTAATCAGTTTTTGAATAGTTGTTAAATCTTGTTTCTATATCGGATGATGACGCTGATCAGCGCAATCACCCCAGCCGCTATGGTTGCGATGCCGGCATACATCAGCGTCTTCTTGAACCACCCCAGGGGCTTTTCTACCTCCTGGGTGACAGTCCTTGTGATATATTCCTTCTCGGAGTGGAAGTACAAGGGCACGTCCAGCTTGATGCGCATCATCTGGTCACTACGGTTACGCAGCCTCTGCCGGATCTGGCCATCCTCCACCCAGGCCTGAGCCTCGGCGATGGACGTCTGTACAAGGCTGGTATCTCCCAAGGCGACGGAGTCCGACACACTTTCAGCGGGAATCGGAACCTCGAGTTCCTCGGAACGGTAGGACACACTGTCTATGGTTTCCGAGACGCGGTCGATGGTTCTTCCGCAGTGGCAGCGCCATGAGGCGCAACACCCACTCATAATGAGGGCGATGGCGAGGTATGGAATCAGGCTTCTCATTTGCTCTTGGTAATGGTCTTGACGCCGGAGAGCTGGTCATGCAGCTGCTGCACCTGTTCGGACAGCAGCCGATTCTCTTCCCGCAGGGCGGCCACCTGCTCGTTGAGCTGGCGGTTCTCTTCACGCAGAACATTGAGTTCTCGGCTCTGCTCCATATTCTCGGTGCGCACGGTGATGATCTCCTCGCGCAGCTTCAGAATCTCGTTCATCTGCTCGGAATTCTTCGCGGAGAGCTCGTTGATGGACCGCTGCAGCGCGCCGATGAAGTCGTTGTTGCGCTGTCTGCGTCCAGCCCACCATCCGCACAGCGAGGTGACCACCGGAATCAGTATCCCGATGGCCCACTTGATGACGGCAATGGTGCTATTCTCCATCTTGGCGAATTCCTATAGATTTGAGCCACGAAGCCACGTCGAAGCAGGGGCAGTCCTTGGGCGCCAGGTCACGATGCCCTACAATCCGCACGTCCGGGAACCGGTCGTGGAAGTCACGTACATACGCGGCCATAGCCTCCAACTGCTCAGGGGTCCGGGTGTCACAGGAATTACCGTATGCATCCAGGCCGCCGGCATAGACGATATGCCGCGATACGCCATTGTAGTTCTTGACGCCGTTGGTGATCTCCCAGGGATCCACCCAGGCATCCTCGTTGTTGTCAACCAGGCGCTCAACCTTCCCGTCCAAATGGATCAGGTCGGTATAGCCCACCTGCTTCCACCCACGCCCGCCCGCCCACTCGGGCAGGGTGTGCCACCGGCGAATGTCGTCGGCGGTCACCTCCCGCCCTGCGGGGGTTGCGGTGCAGTGGATAACGAGGTATCGGAGGCGTCGGGCCATTGATAAACGTGATGTGGTTCAGGTTTCGGTTACTGGGCGGCCATAGCCTGCTTCACGGTGACTTCGAACTCGGCGTCAGTGCCCGGTACGGTCAGCGTCACGGTCGCGACACGCGGGTTGTCTCCTGTCGCGTCATAGGCGTATGCCTGAGGCGTGAAGGTTACCTTGTGGCCGTTGCTGGCGACAGAGACGTTGAGCCATTCGGCTTCGGTCTCGGCCTCGATACCGGAGCCGTCAGTCGTGGAGTAATTGCGGTTCTGGGCAGTCGCCGTGGCGGCCAGGACGACCTCTTCGGCGCCGCTGATGACCGGCGTGCTGTCGATGACGGCAGAACGCTTGTCAAGCCATACGACCTCTTCGCCGAAAGCAATCTCCGTGTCGCCCTTGAGCAACATTTTGAAGAAATACTTCTCCCCAGCGTTGGTGAGCTTGTCGATCTGGATGATCTCGTCGTCATCTGCGAAGCCGACGCCGCCCCACACGTTGGAGTCATCGTCCGGGGAGCAGATAGTGGCCACAAGCAGACCGTCGGGCCAGTTGGCGAGAGACTCGATCTGGATGCCCTTGAAGCGCTCCACATTCATGTCGGTGTAGTTGGCACCCTTGCTCGGCTGAGCGGAGAGTTCATCGTCGTAGGTGTCGAAGTCCGTCACGCTCATCAGGATGCGGAGGTTCGGGTTCTTGCGGAGCCACACGGGAATCCGTTTCTTGAGAGCCTTCAGGCGACCGATCATCGTGGTGGCCGTCGTAGTGACCACGATCTTGTCGGTGTCGTCGGACATCCGCTTGATGATGCCGTTGAACAGGTGGTCATCGTCATCGCCGGCCTCGCCGTTGATGAAATGCCAGCCAAGCTCAAACTTCACCTGCTTGGCGAGGGCTGCCAGGAGGGCGTTCTGTGCCTCCGGAGGGAGCTGGGAGAATACCAGCGGGCCGGTGGGCTGCCACTTGCGCCAGATGTCTTCGAAGGAACGGGGGTTGAAGGTCGTGAAGGCCATAAACTCAACGGGGGCCAGCTCCCGCTCTGAATAGTTGAAATTACCCTTGGAATCGGAGTCCGTGGGCATTTCCTTGCGTTTCTGCAGCATCGTGCCGGTCTTCAGGCGCGGGATGCTGAATTTCTTGGTGATTGGAACAATGCGGATCAGTCCCTGATCCACAAGCTCATTCCCGGTTGCGGCGAGGGTAAGGAGTTGTTCCAGTACTTCGCCGTTGTAGTTGGTGTTCTGAATGATAAGTGCCATGGATAAAATGGTTTTTCGTTTTTACATCTTGATCGTGCCTTTCGGCTTCGGGCAGATCTTACCCGTAGCTGCCCCACCTGCGGTACCGCCTACGCCCTGACGTGGCGATTTGGGTTTAGTGGCGCTCATCGCAGATTCTTTTTGTCGCGGATCTCTTTCATCTTGCGGTCCCAGGGACCGAGGTTGTCGGAGGGGGCGGGGGTTTTCAGGTCATCGCCGACACGGCGGCCGGCCTTCAGTGAATTGATGGCCTTGACCGCACTGGAGCGGTCGGCCTTGAGGAGGTTCCGGTAGGTCTCACGGTCTCCCTCCTTGATCTTGCCCGCAGATACAGCGGTGTCAAGGATGGACTCGACCTGCTCGTCTTCGGCCGCAGTGAGCTGCTGCTTCAGGGTTTCGTTCTCAGCCTTCAGCTGGTCGCGTTCCGCCTTGAGCGCGTCGTTCTCGGCCTCCAGCCCAGTGATCTCACTGAGCGCCTCTTCCTCGGTCGCAACATTGGCGAAGCGGGGAATGTTCTTGAGTTTGTCCAATTGCATATCGTTGGTTTTTGAGGGCTTGACGAAAGCAAGCCGGTTGATAAGTACCTTGTTGTAGAGCTCGCCGGCTGACATCGATGAATCCGCGCCCGGCAGCTCGGCGTCATAGATGCCGTCAGCCAGTCCCAGGGCGACGGCTTCCTCAGCGGTGAACCAGTGGTCCTCTCCGTCGAAATAGCGCTCGCGTACCTCCTCGGGGGTGATGTGCATACGTTCGGCAATGATGGCGGAGATAGTTTCCTCCAGACCCTTGATCTCATCAATCATCTTCTGCAGGTCGGCCACATTGCCAAAGACACCGCCGCTCACGGCGTGAATCATCAGCCGCGAATAGCGGCTCATATAGTGCTTGCGGCCGCACATCGCGACGATGCCTGCGATGCTGGCCGAGATACCGTCTGTATATATTGCTATATCGCATCCGCTTCGGCGGATGGCGTTGAAGATGGCGATGCCGGCGTACACCTCACCGCCCTGGCTGTTGATGCGGACACGTACTTTGTCGCACGTCTTCTCGAGCATCAGCAGTTCCCGGACGATGTCCCGGCTGCCAACCATGCCCTCGGCGCTGACTTCATCGGCAATCTCGCCGTAGATCAGCAAGTCGGCCTCGCGGCCATCTATGATTGCGTTCTCCATCATTGTGCTTGATTTACGGCAAGTTTAGCCATATAGCGGAGCGTTTCCGAAAAAGTCTCCAACCATTGGAGACAATTATCCAACGGCTGGAGACTATTTTTCATAAGGGCTGGAAAATAGGCAGATTCGTGGCAAATTCTTCAACTTATGGGAAATCTTACCAACCGGCAGAAGCGCGATCTTGCGCGGGTTCTCTTTTGCAAAGAGAACCTCACGATGCAGGAGGTCGCGGAAAAAGTGGGCGTCTCCAGGCAGAGCGTCAGCAAATGGTGCAAGGAGGATAAGTGGGAGGAGCAGAAGGTCGGCATCACCCTCACGAAGGAGGAGCAGATCAAAAACATCTATCGGCAGATTGCCGAGATCAACAAGACCATCCTCGAGAGGGAGGACGGGGCACGGTTCGCCACCATTTCGGAGGCGGACACCATCAGCAAACTTTCAGCCGCCATCAAGAAAATGGAGGGCGAGAGTGGCGTCGCCGACATCATCTCCGTCGGCATCAAGTTCATCAATTGGGTGAGGAAGGCCGACGTGAGCCGCGCCAAGGAATTCGCCGAGTGGTGGGACAGTTTCATCAAGGACCAGCTCTGATATGGCGACCAAGCAGCAAGAATTGGAAGCGCAAAGGCGCTGGGCAGAGTTCCTGTCCGACATCCGGAGGGAAACGCCGGTGGAGAACCTCACGCAGGCAGAGACCGTGGCCAAAAAGAAGTATCTCGAGGAGCATCCCATCGAGTGGATCCAGTATTTCTTCCCGAAATATGCCAAGTACCCGTTCGCGGCGTTCCAGAAAAAGGCCATCCGCCGGATCCTGGATCACGACGAATGGTACGAGGTGCTCTCCTGGAGCCGTGAGCTGGCCAAGAGTACCATCATCATGTTCTGCGTGATGTTCCTCACACTCACCAAGCGGAAGCGCAACGTGATGCTGGCCTCGGCCACCCAGGACGCCGCCATCCGGCTGCTGGCGCCATATCGCGCCAACCTGGAGGCGAACGGCCGCATCATCGCGTTCTACGGTGAGCAGGTGAGCCCCGGAAACTGGACGGACCGTGAATTCATTACCAAGGGAGGCGCAGCATTCCGCGCCATCGGTGCCGGCAACGCCCCGCGAGGCAGCCGCAACGACGAGGTCCGCCCGGACATCCTTCTGGTCGATGACTTCGACACTGACGAAGAGTGCCGGAACCCCGATATCATCGAGAAGAAATGGCAGTGGTACGAGCAGGCGTTCTACGCCACCCGTTCCATCAGCGAACCTACCCTGATCGTCTGGGCCGGCAACATCATCGCCAAGGACTGCTGCGTCCTGAGGGCCGCGAAATATGCCAACAACCACGACGTTATCAACATCCGGGACAAAGATGGCCACTCCACCTGGCCGGAGAAGAACACCGAGGAGCATATCGACACGACACTGGCGAAGATATCCACCGCATCCCAACAGAAGGAGTATTTCAACAACCCTGTCTCGGAGGGCGAGGTGTTCAAGGATCTCGTGTGGGCCAAGGTCCCACCGTTGTCGAAGTTCAAGTTCCTGGTTGCCTACGGTGACCCGGCCCCGGGCGAGAAAGGGAAGAAAGGATCCTCCACAAAAGGCGTCGCCCTGGTGGGGCAGCATGACGGGAAATTGTACGTCATCAAGGCCTTCCTCGACCACGCCCTGAACGCCGATTTCATCCGCTGGTATTTCGAGCTGCAGGACTTCGTCGGCGGGAAAGCGTCCCTGTATCATTTCATGGAGAACAACTCTCTGCAGGATCCTTTCTTCCAGCAGGTATTCCGGCCCCTGGTGCAGCAGATGTGCCGGGAGCGTGGCGAGAACATCGTCATCAAGGGCGACAGCCAGAAAAAGACCGACAAGGCCACCCGTATCGAGGCGAACCTGGAGCCGCTCAACCGCGACGGCAAGCTGATCTTTAACATTGCCGAGCAGGAGAACCCGCACATGAAACGGCTCGCCGAGCAGTTCACTTTGTTTACCCTGGCACTCAAGTACCCCGCCGACGGCCCCGACCTCGTGGAGGGCGGCTGGCGCATCATCCGTAACAAGCGGCACGAGGAGGCTCCGCCCGTGGCCCTTCCGCGCCATAAATCCAATAAAAAATTATGAGTGAATTTATTCAGACCTGCGACTACAATGCGTCCATACACCGCGAGATTCTTGACACGATTACGCGCGAAGACGAGGCCGTGGTGGAGATCTGCGAGGACAGGGCCATCGCCGAGATGCGCTCCTATCTCTCCGGACGCTACGACTGCGACGCCATCTTCTCTGCCCGGGGCGACGACCGCAATACCCTTGTCCTGATGATGGCCGTTGACATTGCCGTCTATCACATCTTCAGCATCCACAACCCGCAGAAGATCTCGCAGGTGCGCGTGGACCGCTACAACAGGGCTGTCGAGTGGCTCAAGGCCGTGGCCGCCGGCAAGATCTCCATCGCCGACGCGCCGCTGCTGCCAGAGGAGGAGCTTAAAAAGAACGCCCCCACGCTCATCCACGGGAACCCGAAACGGGACCAGCATTTCTAAATCGACTTTACCATGGGATTCTTTGACAGACTTAGGAAAAAGAAAGAGGACGCCCCGGCTCCCATTTCCCCGGAGCGCCGCATCACCGCCGGCGGGCAGGTCACCCGCCCCGGCGCCACCGTCATCGTGCAGCAGCCGATGCGCTTCGACCTCGACCTTGGAACGTTCAAACGGGCCATCAGCAGCGCGGAAAACGTAGATTACACGCGCCGCACACGATTGTATGATATGTATGCGGAAGCCCTGCTGGATCCGCACCTATATTCCGTAATTCGCAAGCGCAAGTCCGCCATCCTCGGCTCGCCGATTGAGTTCCGAAGGGGCGGTGTCCCGGATGAGGATATCAACAAGCAGATTGAATCTCCCTGGTTCTATCGCTTCATCGGCGATATCCTCGACGCACAATTCTGGGGATTCACCCTTGTGCAATTCTACACCGATGACAAAGGTTGGATCGATTACACTCTGGTACCGCGCAAGCACGTGGATCCTCAGCTGAATCTTATCCGGAGGTACCAGCATGACATCGCCGGCATCCCTTTCGAGGAATATGACAATCTCCTGATGATCCGAGATGCAGAACCCTTGGGGCTGCTTGCTTGCTGCTGCCCGTACACCATCTACAAACGTGGTACGGTCGGCGACTGGGCGGAGTTTTCGGAGATCTTCGGGATGCCGGTTCAGGAGTACGTGTACGATGCTACCGACGAAGAATCGAGGCGACGGGTCATCGCCGATATCGTGGCCAATGGGTCCAACCGCATCTTTGTCCACGCTGATGATAACACCTTCCGCTTCGTAGAGTCTGGCAACAAGACCGGTTCCGCAGACGTGTACGACAAGTTCGTGGAGCGATGCAACGCCGAGCTCAGCAAGGCTGTCCTTGGCAACACGCTGACTACCGAGGCTTCGGAGACCGGCACCCAGGCCCTGGGCACCGTTCACAAGGAGGTAGAGGACGAGCTGGCCAAGGCGGACCGCAAGTATGTGCTCAATGTTCTGAACTACGACATGACGGATATCTTCCGCGACCTGGGCATCAACACCGACGGCGGCGAGTTCTCGTTCGTGCAGCCCGAGGTTATGACCGCGTCCGAAAAGGCCGACCTCTTCCAGAAGGCCCTGAACATGGGCATCCCCATCGATGATGACTACATCTACGAGCAGCTGGGCATCGAGAAGCCCAAGGATTACCAGGCACTCAAGCAGGCACAGTCCGAGCGCCGCGAGAGGCAACTGGAGGCGCTGCGCCAGGCGAAGGAATCTCCAGAGAACAAGCTGCGGGGTTTTTTCGGGGACGCCCCGCAGTACGGGGCTTTAGAGTGGTAGTCGATGAGCTGTACTACGGTCCCGGAGGCAAAGCGCCGGAAAATGCCGCAGCGGTCCCCATCGACCTGTCAAAAGCCGTTCAAAGGGCGCTCAAAAGGATCTACGGGAAAGAAGTGGATCCATACCGGCAGATCGATCCCGGCCTCTGGAAAGGGGTCGTCGACACGATCGACCTTGCGGCCGCGGAAGGCATCAAAGGACATCCTGGGATAAGCTACGATTTCAAGCAGCAGCTGCAGCACAACGACGAAGTGTTTGCAGCCTTCAAAGTGCATCGCCTGCAGAGCGACATGGCCCGGCAGATGGTGGATGCTGAAGGCAATATCAAAAGCTTCGAGCAATGGGCGTCCGATGTGCAGCCCATCGCCTCCCACCAGTGCCGTCAGTGGCTCCGGACGGAGTATGATACTGCCATCAAGCGGGCATCACTGGCCGCGGACTGGCAGCGTTTCGAGGATGAGAAGGATGTGCTGCCGAACCTCCGCTGGGTGCCGTCCACGGCAGCGAACCCCGACGCCTTCCACCAGTCGATGTGGGACACCGTCCTGCCTGTCGACCACCCGTTCTGGAGTTCGCACCATCCAGGGGACCGCTGGGGATGCCAGTGCGCCCTGGAAGCTACTGATGATCCGGTGACGCCTTCGCCGACGGTGGACTATGCCACATCGCCGGGGCTCGAGAACAACCCCGGCAGGGACGCCAAGCTTTTCAACGACACGCACCCGTATTTCCCCGATAGCTGTGAAAGATGCCCGTTCTTTTACGGACAAGGTCGCGCCCCGTTCCGGAATAAAACCAAAGACTGCTACAACTGTGAATACCTGAACCGCTATATCCCAGGGGCAGCCACGGAAAAAGGTTATAGCCCTAAGCTGAAGAAAAACATATTGAAAGTGGAGCGGGACCATAGGAAGGATCGGAATGAATCAGCTTATATTTTTGATCCAAAGAAGGGAGCGCTCGTATCAACTATCGGAGGGAAAGGCGCCCAAGTAGATATTGTTGGAGCAGGGGGCCTTCCTAAAGACTCAATTGTTACCCATAATCACCCGCGGTCAATCGGCAAAACCGGTATAGAGGCAATCGGTAACTCGTTCAGTATGGCTGACCTTTATCAAGCAATACGGTATGACGTCGCTGAAATCAGGGCCGTGACACCCACCTATACATTTTCTATGCGAAGACCCGAGTCCGGGTGGGGAGTAACTCGCCAGGACTTCAAAACGGCTTACGAATTGGAGTCGAAACGCCTGGTGCGGGAAGGAAATAGATATATCGATGCGGCGAAGACCCCGAAAGAAAGGGATAGGCGCATCAAAATGTGTAGGGTTACACATGCCCATACTATGGCGATGAGGATGGCTTCAAAATATGGTTGGATATATTCAAAGAAAAATTCGTAACTTTGCCTTTGTCTATGAGTAAGGTGTTGCCACAAGACCTGATTGATTATCTGGAGGGGTACAACGTATCCCCCGAAGATCTTAATGAGTTGACCGATGATGAAATCAAACAGCTCATTGAGGAATTCCACGATTATCAAAAAGGAGTCGAACCCCGTTCCCTTGATGGCATCCTCGATAGGGTTTGTAGCCATTATTCCTATGGCAAGGGCGCAGAAATGTAGCCCATGACCGAAAAAGAGTTCATCGACCATATCAAACACCTGCAACCGGAACTCGAGCGGTTGATTGCCCGCACCCTTCCGATCAAGATCGGCGCCAAGGCGAAGGCTCTTTTCCAGGAGAACTTTCGCAAGGGTGGCTTCCAGGATGGCGGCCTGCACGCCTGGCAGACCACCCGCCGCCAGCTGCTGGGCAAGGGCGCCGACGCCCAGCGCGGCCCGCTGCTTTCCAGCCGCCAAATCCTCTACAAGTCCATCGCCTACACCCCCGAGCAGGGCGCCGTCACTATCTATTCCAACGTGAAATATGCCGGCATTCACAACGAAGGGGGAACGGTGGTCTCTCACCCGCGTATTACGCCCAAAATGCGGCGTTTTGCCTGGGCGAGGTATTATGAGTCGGGCGGAGGGAAGAAGGGTCAGAAAGGCCAGGAAACGGGCGATGCGGCGATGTGGAAGGCCCTCGCCCTGACCAAGAAAACCACCCTCACTGTCAAGTCGAAGATTCCGCAGCGCCGTTTTATGGGCCCATCCGCCGACCTTACGACCGCTGTAGAGATAATCATCAACACCGAAGTCGGGAAGATTCTTCAACCATAGAAGGGAGCCTTGATGGCTCCCTTCATTGTTCTTTGGCGCAGGTAGCGAAAGATCCTCCACCTTTAGCCGCCTCTACATGTGTTGATGCGATCGTGCGCGGTTCCGGAGGCCGGTCTTCACAGTAAGCACTGCAAAACCTGCAAAAACGATGTCGTGGTTCTAAATCAAATAAGCACATTTCTTTCCTATATTCCCCAATAAATAATTATCTTTGAGATGAAATTATCGCTTCGCCAAAAGAATGATTTATTTCTCATGCAGGGGGATGGCCGTCAGCCGTTCTGCTGTTTCTTTTTCCATATTATCAAGATACAAGTCATAGAACATCTCGGTTAAATGTCCAATAAGATATGCCCACGCTTCCTCATCTTCAATTCCTCTTTGCTTGAGTATGCGATAGGCGACATGGTACAGTTCGTGAGCCACGATTTTATTACTTGGTTCCTCGCGGAAGATGACCATACAATCCGTGGAGTCCCCGTAGCTAAAAGTGACGGCCCCAATCATTTCGTCGCCAACATTATTATAGAACGCCTCGCGCATCTCTGGAGTCGCTTCCAACTTGTCAAGGAAAGCGTCTAATTCTTTCGTGTTTGTGTCCCAGGCAAAAGAAATGTCGCTGTCGTAGATGTCTAATGAAAATCCTGTTATCATCTCTTTATCATTTTTTGGGAAATAAATCAATTCGTATTTGTTCTTTACTCGAACTGCTATCGAGGTAGATGCCAACTATTCTGCACGGCCTGCGCATACTTCCAAAATGAACGCAGACATCCATTCCTTCGTTGCTTCCGAATAACGAATCATTTTCGAGCCATTGCAAACGCCTTAAGACGCCGCCCAATGTGGAAAAGTCGGGCATCTCATCATCGCTCCCGGCTTTGTCCTCCTCCAGTGAGCCAATGAAAGAGAGTAATTCTTCAAGTTCCTTTCCAGCGCTGGTATAGTCCGGGGCATAGCCTTTTAATCGCCGTTCTATCTCGGCTTTTACTTTGCTTAAATTAGTCATATCTTAAATCTCTGAGTTCTTTTAAGCGGTCCCCGCCGCGGAAGCCAGACCGGGACGGGGACCTGAGAGAGAAAATAAAAAAAGAAAGTAAAAAAGGCCTTCGGCCTTATTCGCCATCGGGGTCCGGTGCTACGGGGTCGGCCTCCGTGATCCGGATCCGGTAATCCGTTTCATATACCTTGATGCCATGTGGCAAAGCCACTGTCCTGGACGCGATGCGCACCATGGGCGTTGAGTCAACCGACTCCAGCCGGAGCCCGCGCATCTTGCCGTGCAGAGCCTTGGCTGACTGGTATCGTTCACGGGCATATTCACGCTGCCCGGCATAGAGGTGGGTGTCGTCGTAACAGTCGAAGGCCAGGCGCGTGGTCACGAGCAATGAGCCACGTTGGTCCAGCACCGGCTTCGTCGTGTCCCATTGCGTCTCCCCGAAAGCAATGAGCAGTGCCGGGAATGGGATCGGGTATCCGTCCTCCCCGTTTAGCATCGCCTCCAGCTGGCCGTAGTCCTCATCGAGCGTCGCCAGCCCAAGATCCTGGGCGTTCCGCTCCAGGTATTCCATCAGTTCAAGGTAGAGTTCTTCCATTATTTGTGGATCTTGTATTTCTTGTTCAGTCGTTTGAAGTAAGCCATCAACTCCTCGATCGTCATGTCAGCAGTGCAAATGGGAGATTCTTTCCAGTTACCCGGGCGGCCTGCAGTCACGGCGATGGAAGGTACCCGGCTATTTGGTTTTTGGTCTTCCATTTTCGTCGAAGTCAAAAAGCAGAGGATCCTCCTTGTATTTCTCCTCCACATCAAATTCGGCCCCCAGGATGTTGTAAAGGGTGGATTCACTGATCTGGTATATCGGATAGATGTACCGTCTCAGGATCTCCCGGTTAGATAGCCCGCTATTCGCATGCTCCCGGTAGATGCGATTGATTTCCCGCACCCGTCGAGCATAGCTCCGGCCTTTGATCTTACGTCCTTTACCCATCCTGCGAGCCCCCTTGATTACGATTCGGTCATACCCAGCGGAATCTGTTTCCACCCGCCGGTCTTTGGATCCTTGACGGCCGCCTGAAGGAAGGTACGGGTCGGGATAGGGCTGTATGCCTCCTCGATGATCCGCACACCTTCAATGAACTTCTCGGCGCCAGACTCCTCGGCGATCTTGCGCAGCTGCAGGATCCGCTGGGCCTTGAGCGTCCCCTTGGAGTCCTTGGCCAGCAGCTTGAGGACCATATTCACCAGAGCCTGCGTCTTTTCGTCAGTGGCCAGGCCAGCGATATACTCGTTGATCATAGCCACCCCGTCCTCCGCAGTGTCGAGGTAGTTGTCATTCAGGTATTGACCCAACTTCAGGCGCATCGAGCCGTCGGAGCTGGTGAAGGTGTGGCTGGCAAAGCCCATCTCCTGGCCCTTTTTGTCGCGGAACATCTCGCCTTTGAGGTCGATGATGGTCTTGAAGTTGTCGAATACCCGGGCCTTGACGATCTTGATGTCTTCGCTCAGGCCCTGGAGCTCCGGGATGGCGGCAGCGAGTTCTTCGTCCACCATCTTCGTGTAGTCCTGGCGCTGCTGCTTGCGGCGCTCCTCAGCGGCTTTCTTCTCCCGCTGCGCCTTGAAGGCCTCGAACTCGGCCCTCTCTTCTGCGGTCATTTTAACAGTTTCCATAACCATAATGGGATTTAGATGTCCAGTTCCTTGCTGATGGCCCCGATGGCCATAATGGAGATTGCAGCGGGAAGCGTGTCGTCAATTTCCTCGAGCACAGATTCGGACATCTTGATGGTGTCGTTTTCCTTGAGGTACGCTTTAATTTTCTCTCGTGCCGCCCGGTCCTCCTTCTTCTGGGTGAGCGTTGTCACCTGGGCTTGCACCAGGTCGTCGTCGATTTCGATAATTACTTTCATTGCTTAAACAGTATTTGAATTATGATTTATAAAATGTCAGGAAGATCGTCTTGGTTTGTGTCCTGGTTCCAAGGAGAGGTTTTATCGGGACGGCCTTCAATATTTCAGAGAGTTTAACCTGGATATCGCTCCACTTGAAGATTAGGGTTCCATTGGGCTTGAGGACCCGCCAGCATTCCATGAGTCCCTGGGCAACGTATTCCTGCCATCCATCCTTCGGCAGGCAGCCATAGCGCTTTGCCAGCCAACTCTCCGGCCCGGCGTCTGTCAGGTGGGGCGGGTCGAAAACGACCAGATGGAAGAATTCGTCTGGGAAAGGCATATTGCGAAAGTCCACGAGCATATCTGGTTTCACAACCAGGTGCCGACCGTCGCAAAGCACTGCATCCTATTCCCGGATATCGCAGAAGAGGACACGGGGGTCTTCCTTCTCGTAGTAGAACGAGCGACCACCGCAGCAGGCATCGAGGATGGGCTTTTTGCTTGGCCAATTAATCGTCCTTTCCATCTCTTTCCTAACCTCGGCCCACGACTCTTCAGTAATGTTATTGAATAGCGTGTCCTGAATTACCCGGTCGTATGGCTTGATATAGTGCTCGATCTCGTAACGCGCCTCCTCTCTCGCTATTTGCGCCCGATATTCGATGTAATCCTCATCTGTCATATTGTAATGGGTAATACAATCTACTACCGTTGAGAAACGGCATAAAAGGCCGTTCGGTTGCCTTGCGATATATGCTCCCATAATTGCTTTGATATTTCGAAGACGGGTTTATTTGCTGAGATACCACGCCGTGAAACATTCGTCAACAATTTGCCAGTGCGTGTGGCCCTGGACTGTCTTGTCCCAGTCAAAGGCGTTGATGATGGTAGCTGCGCCGTCGAATCCCCAGAGCGTCATGAGACGCTCCCAGATAGGACGGTCCCAGTCCATCATCACCAGTTCCTTGAAACTATAATACCACGGCTGCTGGCGGATCCACTGCCGAACCTGCCGCGGCGTCTTCCGTGGGCGGATCTTTTCCTTTTTGTAACACTTTTGTTTCATTTCGCTATCTCCTTTTCTTTAGTCTTCTGATGCAGCGGTTGATATTGATGCCCGCTTTCTTCCTGTGGAGTTTCTTGCCGCGGCGGGATAGATGCATTTCCCCACAAGTTTCCATACTAATCGAATATAAGCCCCTTTCGTTCTTAACACACCAGCAGATGGCTTCTCCCTCCAGAACGAGGCCATCTTTAGTCATAATGGAGATATGTTGAATATCCCCACTCGTAAACAGTTTATATACAGCTTTGGCTTCCATATCCCTATGCCAAAGCTTGCGTACCGGCAAAGGCCGCCTGCAGCATTTCGTTCGTGAGGCCTTCCACGGCCTTGATGTCTTTCTGCTTGTTGCTGAAGCAGGAGTAGAGGTTCCGCAGCCGCTCGGCCGGGATCTTGTTGAACTTATCGTAACCGGTGGCCCGGCACGCGATGCCCTGGATCAGGGCGGAGTTGTCGTGCTGCCCCGTCAGGCGCAGCCACCCGCCGATGGCGGCCATGGCGCGCTTGCGCAGCTGGTTCATGTCAGGCTGTCCGGCCTGCTCCTGGAGCTTCGCGCACAAGTCGATCAGGTCGTGGGTGTCGATGTCGGCCGAGCTCTCCACGCCGTAGCTGGAGATCAGAGCCATCTTCTCGTCCTTTGTCATCCCGCATACGCCGCACAGCGTATGGAACTTCTTGAGGACCTTCTTGTGGATGTCATCCATTGCATTCATATCGGTGGATCTTAAAAAAGTGTCGGTTGAACATTATCGTATGCCTTCTCGCAAAGGCGCCGGACAAACTCCCGGTCATCCGGGGAAAACAAGCTCAGTAGCCTGGATATCTTCTTTACGATAAACTCCACGGCCTTGAACTGGGTGTCGAAAGGGCCGGAGAACTTGCCAACGGTGGCGGTAAAATGTCCGGACCTTGTGGTAATCTGGTATCCGGCGCCCCACCCTTCGTCCGTCCTGCACGACGTGACGCAGTTGGCTTTGTCCGGATGTTCGGTCAGCTCGCCCACGCCATCATAGGGAAGCTGGGCGATGATCAGCGGGTTTAGGCATGCGCCGTAATCGCCAAATCTGAATTGTCTTTCGTTCATTTCTCTCATGGGTATTAGATTTCATCAATAAACTTCACATTGGCCTTCTCCGGCCATATTACGAAGGGCTCGCCGCCCTCTCCGGCATCCCGGTCTTCGTAGCGGCTGATCGGAAAGGCCTTGAACGTATCCACGTGCAACTTCACGTCGCTGAGCCTGCGCACCGTCTCGGCAATTGAGGGATCCGGGACCCCGCGTTTCTCGTGGCTCAGGAAGATAAAGAGCTTCGTCGGGTAGAACCGTAGCAGATCCACGAAGTCCCTTTTCTTGAAGCCAGGCAGGGCGGTCAGCGAGTCGATGATCACCACGCCCGGGCTCTTCCTCCGGTCCAGCCGGAAGCGGAGCTTCTCGATGGGTTCCTTATCCAGGAGCACCACCTGGTTGCCGGCATCCGGCATCCCGACCCGCAGCCACGCCTTCTGCAGGCTGAGGCTCATTCCCTGCTCGAGGGAGTCGTAGGCCACCTTCGTCCATTGGCTCAGGTACTTCGCCAGCATCAGGGCGAAGGTGGTCTTTCCGGATCCTGAATCGCCCCAGATGAGCCAGCTGCCGTGCAGTTCCGGACACCCGATGCACGCCTTCCAGTCGCCCTCGAAGGGCGCAGCCTCGAAGCGCGCGTTGGCCACGTTGCGATTCGCGATCGCCTGCGGCAGCCAGATGTCCTGTCCCTGGGCCTTTTTTGCCATCTACGCCTCCTCTCCTTCCTGCGTCTTGAGCGACCATACCAGGCGTTTTACGCGCCGCATATCGCCGTCGGCCTCATCCGCGATCTTCGCGATATCGTCGCGGTCTTCCACGCCGTTTGCCCGGCAGATAGCCGTGATGTCCCGGCGGTTGGGGATCGGCAGACCGATGAACTTGCGGCCGAGGCGGCTGTAGATCTCGCGATATCCCTTGCGATTGTTCTTCACGCCCCGCAGGATCTTCTTTTCCAGGTAGTCCGTCGCACAGACCAGGATGCTGCAATGGTCCTCCAGCTGGTTGTATAGCGTGATGAAGAAGTAGAGCACCTGATCGCTCAGTTTGTCGGCCTCGTCCAGGATTACCATGGGCGCGTCCTTTTTCTTGAGGGTCTGAACGGCGTCGAACATCATATCCGTGATGGTACCGGAGGCCTCGACGCCCATACTGCGCAGCAGCTCCGTGAGGAAGTGCTTGCGGTTCCAGTAGTCGCCGCAGCAGATGTGGTACACGTTGCGGTTGTTTTCCACGTAGTGCCGGATGGCCTCGGTCTTGCCGCAGGCCGCGTCACCCACGACGGCCAGCACCAGGGCGTTGTCCTGGGCATCCGTCAGGATCTGCGTCATCCGGGAGTAGCCCCGCGTCGGGGCGATGTTCCAGATGCGGCGGGCATATCCGATCTGGTGGGCAACGTTACGCCACATATCGTCGCTGATCAGCTCCCAGTTTCCTGTGAGGATCTGCGACAGGGTGCCGGCGCTCACGTCGTTCAACGAGCGCGCCGCCTTGTTCTGCGAGCCCTTCTGCTCCACGTATTCCTGGAGCCGGGCCTGGATGTTCTGTTTCTCTTTGAGTGTCATAGGATAGGTATTGAACGTTAGTAGATATTGAATCGGTTGAACTCCTCGTCCTGTTCAGGATCCCGGCGCGGTACCAGCACGCGCTCGACCTGCGCGGCCTCGAAGTCGAAGCTTTCCTCCGCAGGCTCTGCCTTTACCTCCTGGGCGCCGGCCTTGGCCTCGGCAAGGCGCTTCCGGCTCACCAGGTCCTTGTGCTGGCCGCGGCTGTCGGTAATGACGTGTTTGGCCAGGGTGTTGTCGAGCTCGGTGTTCTTACTGAATATGGCCATCGCCACTTCGTCGGCCCGGCACGCCTTGGCCGCCACGTGGGCCTCCAGCTCACGGTTGAACTGGTACACGCGCTGCAGCTGCTCGTGGTCCCCTTCCTTGCGGTCGGCCAGGGCCATCGGCTGCACGTATTTCTGCTCGAGAATGTAGTGCTTCTTTTCGTCGGTACTGACAGCCAGCACCCGGCTCAGATCCTGAGGATCGTAGCGGACGATCCAGCGCTTGGACGCAGCGTCCTCGCGGAACATCACGTCGAAACTGTCGTACTGGATCCGCTCGCCGTCGATGGTCAAACGGAGGCCGCAGCCCTCCAGAATATGGCCCTTGCCGGAAGTCCAGCCATAGGTCAGCAGGAAGGCCTCTTCGCCCATCACTTTCTTGTACTGCTCGGCGGTCTTGCCCCAGAACTCCATATACTGGTCGTGCTTGGCCGTGCGTTCCAAGGTGATGATTTTCGTGATCTGGTCGATGACTTCCTCCTCAGTCGGGAAGTTGTTCTTGTTGGCGTTGAGCCACTCGGGGCTCGGCTGAACTTCCTTCCGGCTCTTGACGCCGAAGCCGCTCCAGTTGGTCATCCACTGGGCGTAGGTCTTGTTCAGGTAGTCGAAGTACGGCTCCACGACCTTGCTCTTGGCATTGCCGACGGCAGCGGGGATGTAGTGCGTACAGGTGGCCAGGTACACGGGCTTGGTGGCTTTCCTGGCGTAGTTGTCGCTCTGGATCTGGTAAGGGATATAGCGGTCGCCGAAGAGCTCCCGGGCGTGGCGCACGGCGTTGCCCAGGGCCTCGGTGATGACGTTCACGTTCTCGTGGGTGCTGATGGCGAAGCCGATCGGGTAGTTGCAGCAAGGATCCAGGACCACCTCCAGGTTCATTCGGTTGGCGAAGCCGTCCTTGGTGCGGTAGTAGAACTCGGCCGTCCAGCCGTCGTGTACCCAGAAGAGCATCGCGGCGCTCGGGCGGCTGCGCTTGACCTGCATGGCCTTCGTATTCTTGAACTCCCGGACGCCGCGGCTGCCGGCAAACGTCACGAGGCCTTCCTTCGCGCGGAAGTTGGCCACGGTACCGGCCGTGATCCGCGGCCAGCCTTTGAGCTTGGCGGCTTGGTTGTAGGCCAGGGCCACCTGGGCGTTGTCGAGGTTGTTGCCAGCCTTGCAGAGGCTCAGCATCGTCGAGCGCTGCTCCTCGGAACGGAGCTTCGATGCGGCCTGGTTGCCGAACTTGCCGCTGATCAGGCACGCATACCCGTCGTTTAGGTACTGGTTGAGTTTCTCCTGCAGGCGGGCGGGGTTGCCCGGAAGGCTGTGCGGCCACTGGTCCGCAAGGCGCGGCAGCACGTCGGCCGCCTTGCGGAAGAATTCGCCGCGGCGAATCTTCGGCTTGGCGTGGCGGATGCTCTCCTCATCGCTGCGCTGCAGGCGCAGTGCAAGGGCATTCAGGATCGAGGCGTTGTTGGTCAGCTCCTCCTGCTTGGCGGCAGGCAAATGCTCGCCCGGCCCTACCAGGATGTCGGCATAGAACTGCGCGGCCTCGTGGTCCACCTCCAGCAGTTCCATAAGCGTCACGGCCTCCTTCTGGCCCTGCAGATCCGGGAACCGGTGGTAAACCGCCGGTTTGTACTTGGCGGGCAGCGTGTCCACGTAGTAGAGGGCCGGGCGCTCGAAGCAGCCGCGACGGGCGCGCTCGATATTGCCACGTTGGACTCCATGTGCAAGTGCGCTTGCAGGGAGTAACCCGTTGAGGTCATCCGTCGTCGCTGCCGGTCTGCCGTTGATGTATTCCATTGTCTTACTCTTTATTCTTGGTTCCGCTGCGGGACTCGAACCCGCCCATCCCTGTATATACACTATCGATTATGGCAGAAGTGGGATGCCCGCCAGGAGCGGCCCGCAGACTATGCGCGGTCTGCTGCGCGATAGGACGGATCGAGCTTAGCGAGCGCCCGGTCCGCCCCGAAGATCAGTGCCGCCGCCGCAACCAACCCCAGCAACCCCGTCTCCTCCGCCGCAAGCAGCCACACCAGCGCCCCGGCACCTACACACAGAACAAAGAGCTTCAGTATCTTTTTCATAACTTTGTATGTTTAATGTTCAAAATCCTATGTATGTATCGTTAAGAGTGACCTTCTTTAAGGCTCAACCGACCACAACCCAAGATCAATTTCTCGATTCAGTTGAATCAGGTCTATCTTACCTTGATGTGTTACAGGGAGCGTTCTCTTGTTCTCCTTGCATGTCCAATTACTCCCGTCCCAGAAAAAATGGAAAGCCAAAGGACCTTTATTGGGGTCTGGTATTAGTAAAGAGCGGGAAGGTAAGGGCAGATTATGTCCACGCGCTTTTCCACGCCGTGGCTGAGGCATTCCCGGCATTGATTCCGGACGTCCGTACTTACGTTGAGTTTGATGGATTTGATTCATACGAAAAAGCTATTGAGTATCATAAGGATTCGAATCATTCTATTCCGCCTCACATAATCGGAATGTTTAGTTAACGTATTCCGTCTCCTTGCCGCCCCGCTCGATGGCCGTCCGGCGGATCCGCCGCGCCAGCTCGGAGTCCGAGCGGAACTTCAACGCCTCAATCACAGTCTTCTGGCATACGCCGAACATCTTGGCCAGCGTCTTCCCTTCGCCGATGCGGGTGATAATCTGTCTCAT